TAATATAATACTTAGAATATAAAGAGAACCCACAGGAGGCTCGTATGTCAGACGATAATGGTAGTAAGGATTGTGGTATACATCATAACAACGTTGCTACAATACCTACTACAACGAAAGCTGTAAGTACAGTTATTAATAGTGATAACAAGCATTTAATGAATTTTTGTTCTGGTAATTTAAAATTTAATGTGGTAAGCTTAAAAATGAGTAAAAAGGAATTTCTTGGAAAAGAGTACACAGTCCTTCCAGCTACAATAATTAAGGAAGGTGCCTTTTACCCTGAAGGTTCAGATCCTGAAAAAGGTGCGTTATTTGTATCATCTGACGCTATAGAGAAGAGCGCATTGCGTTGGAATGGTAGGGGGGTGTCTTTAAACCACCCTACAAACGACACGGCTACCTTGAACACACCAACTGATTATAACAACCAATATTTAGGTCTTGTCTTTAACTCTAGATACAGTAGCTCTGAAAAAGCTATAAAAACAGAGTTTTGGCTAGATTCAGAAAGAGCAAAGCCTATAATTGACAAAATAAAATCAGGTGACAAGATAGACGTTAGCATAGGTGCATACGGAACCTTTGGAAACGCCGAAGGAAACATAGGCAATACTTATTATGGACATTCTTTTGAAAATATCAAACCCGATCATGTAGCAATATTGCCATTTTCTGATGGAGCATGCAGCTATGAACATGGTTGTGGTATAAGAGCTAAAAAAACACCAGAAAAAATTAAAGAACAAAAAAAGGAAATGGCTATTAAAATGAACGATTCAAAAAATAATTGCGATGAAACTTTATCAAATGATGTCGATAGTCACAGCATTGACAATATTAAGTCTTTACTTTGCCACGCGTCTCCCGAGTTAAGAAAATCTATCCAGATGGCGATGCTGCAGCAAGAGACTGCAAAAGCTGACGTAATAGACAAAATAAATGCTATTGGCGGTGTCTCTTTTTGTGATAAGTTCTTTGAAAAAAACTCGACTACTGATCTATCAAAAATAGTAGCTTTGGCAGACGCTAAAGTGGCTAATTTAAAGAAAATTGAAGATACTGAGATGGAAAGAAACGAAAAAGATGTAGCTAAAACCAACTTTTCATTAAAAACCCCAGCTCGTAATTCAAGAGAAGACCTTGACTATGTGGCTATCCCGAACATTAATTTACTAGATAAATAGGATGATCTCGTGGCGAATAGATATAATACAATAAGGCTTAAAATTTACGGCAATCCCAGTGTCGAAGTAGAATACTATGCAGCAGCCGTCCTCCCTTCGGCTATAAAGCCGGGTATGTCAGTGGAGATACAACCAGACGGTACCATTATTCCTAATGCAGCAGCGGTCGCTACAGATCTACCAAGGCCTAAAATTATTGCGATATCTAACTCATTAGTAGGCAAAGGAGTTAGTGAAGATTGGAATGATGTCGAAAACGACTACTTCGGCGAAGATCTCGTGTCATGTTATCAGGTACGGACAGGTGACAAAATATGGGGCTGGTTGCCTCCGGGGGAAACCGCTCAAATAGGCGACCCTTTGTTCATGACAGGCTCTAATGTTGGAGCTGGATGGGCTGGATGCCTTGAACCTTGGCAGGCTGGTTTCGACACGAAAGCATACTTGCTTTTTGGTCATTCAGAGGAGCTTGTTGATAATTCTACTGGCTCAGTGCCTGTTAGAATAAATGCGATAGCGTGGTGATTAATGGCTAGATATAATACAGTAAGACTAGCGACTTACGGGGCTCCTCCTGTAGAGGTTGAGCGATACTGCGCTGCTGCTATAAAACCGGGTATGTTTTGCCATCTTGATACTGATGGTACTATCATTCCAGAAGACGCAGCTGGTGGTTCAGGGGGGGCCTCTCCCAAGCTGATTGCTATAGAAAATACTCATTTAGGCATGGGGATAACCGACGATTGGAACGATAGTAGCCAAGACTACCAAACAGGCGATCTTGTTACTTGTTATCACGTTAGATCCGGTGATAAAGTATGGTGTTGGCTAGGTGTCGGGCCTGATGCTAACGCCCGAATTGGACGGCAGTTTCACGCATGGGGTGCTGATACTGGGTTTGATGGAACGTTACTAGTAAATAACAATAATCCTAGGGGTATAGTTGGAACCCCAAACGAAAACATAGACAATTCAGCAGGACTAGTGCCTGTTAGAATTGAAGTGATAATTTTATAAAGGACTTTCAAAATGTCTGATAAAAAAGAAACTGCCGTCGATATGGAGTCAAATTACATCGCCGACGGTAAAGCGCACGGAGATATTGCTAAAGCTATAATGGGCAACGAATACAGTCTTATGCAGATGGCTAAAAGATATAGAAACTTAAATTTTTCAGCTTTGCCAGCTAATTATTGGAAATATATAGATGATATAGTCCATAGAGTAGCGAGGGAACAGCTTGTGGGGATGAAAGATATTCAGGCTGCTGGTGGTTTTGTCAATATGGACAGACGTGCTGGTACTGCTTACGAATACTACAAGATCTCTGAAATGAGCAAGGGTAATTTTGCTATGACACCAGATGAGAGAGGCACCGCAGACGTTCTTGATTTCTCAACTGCACGTTTAGCATTGCCTATTGCAAAAAAAGAGTTTTGGGTTGAAGTAAACCTAAATTCAACAGCTTCTAGAAACGGCTTTGACTTGATGATGGCACTCACAGAAGCTGCTAGTTTCCAGATTGCAAATGAGCTTGAAGAGTTTTTGTTCAATGGTCTTTTTGAGCTGGATGCTAATCTTAAAGCTTACGGCTACACAAAATGGCCTGATCGTAATATTTTCGACACTGCTGCTGGATTTGTGGACTGGAAAACCTTGATCGATCCGGTAATTCAATACCGACCAGATTTAGTGCTCAAGCAGCTTGTTGATATGGTAGAGGTTCTCTTCTTACAGAACCATTATGGACCGTATAAGCTTTATATCCCAAAAGAATACTCATACATACTTAGTATGGATTACACCACAGGCACGACAGAACAGCCAGTTGTTGGAACTATTCGTGACCGTCTTATGATGATCGAAGGTCTTTCTAGCATTTCTGTTTCAAGAAAATTAGCAGATAACAATATCTTGCTTGTTGAATTAACTCCAAGCTCGGTTCAGATAGTTAACGGTATTCCTTTGACTGTAATGGACTGGGAGCCTCCAAATTCACCGAACTGGAGACACGAATATAAAGCAATGGCTTGTATGGTTCCGTTGTTTAAATCTGATTACAATGGTCAAAACGGAATTCTACATGGTTATGTAGGTTAATATGGCAAATTTTACTGTTCCATCCGTTGAGTATGTTAGAGAAATAATAGAAACAGAAGTTGATGATGCTGTTATTGAAGGGTGTATAGCTTCTGCTGCAGTAGCCGTGGAGTCAAGTATTCCTTACACCGCTATCAGAAACGATCTTGCATTAGAAATACAACGATGGCTGGCTGCTCATTTTGTTTCCGAACGAACACCAAACAGTAGAATTATAGAGGAAAAAATTGGCGAATCAGGCATTAAATATAACTCTTCATCTTCAGTTATTGGCGCTAGTGGTAAAATAGAGCGGTTCTCGACCACTTTTTATGGCAGAACAGCTATTGATCTGGACCCTACAGGGGCTTTAAGGGGTGTTAGCGGTAGACCCCGCAGGCAAAGGCTGTGTTCAGTATGAGCTGGTTAACTAGGCTAATTAGAGAACCTACTTTGTATTGGCGGCCTCCTAGATCTGATGCTTTTGGTAATTTTTCATGGTTATATCCAGATCAGATAAAATGTAGATGGGAATACAGAAATGAGTACCTACAGAGCTCATCTGGGGACGAGACGATCTCTAAAGCTACAATCTATACCAATACCTTGATTAGGGTAGGAGGTTATCTGTGGAGGGGCATGGAAATAGATGTAGCAAACGATTTCGCACCACCTCTTGGAGAATCGTCATATGACCAAGTCTCAAAGGCCACCAAAACTATGTTTGAGGATGAATATGTATCTCAGTATGTTTATGCTCTAAGAGTTACTGATGTCAGCAGGATGAGCCTTTTAACAAACAACGATGTCTTTATATACAAAGTTTCTTTGACGTAATGGCTAAAACAAAAAATACGGCATCAGGTGGATTGAAAAAGTTGAACAATTTGATGGTCAGACATGTTTATGGTCAAGCCATGACAGCATTAACCTTGCAGGTTAAAAAGTTATCAATGAAAAAAACACCTGTTGATACTGGTTATTTGAAATCGGCAACTTTTACTCAATTGATGCGAGTTAGCGGTAAAGGAATAAAAGGTTCGGTTTTTAATACTGCTAATTACTCATTGTACGTTCACGAAGACTTACATGCTAAACATACTGTTGGTGATGCTAAATTCTTAGAAAAAGCTACCAACGAAGTTAGACCTAAGGCAAGTCAAGTTTTGGGAGTATACGTGAAAAAAGCTTTGAATGGAAAAACATGAGACATTCACCATCGCACGACATTGCTATTTTTCTTTCTGAAAATGGTTTTGGAGAATTAGGATATGATATTTTTGCGGACACCGAAGCACCGGATAAACCGAACGGTATTATCGCTGTTGAAGTCTATGGAACCTATGCCCCAGCGTCTGCTAATATGTCCTACAAGCAACCCACTGTACAGGTCTTGGTTCGTGATGCTCTTGGTAATGGCTCAGCGTGCTCTGATAAAATATATGCTATTGACGAGATTCTCCATGGGTTAGAAAGTGTAATTATTGGTGATACTAGGTACGCTTTTATTTTAAATACTAACGATCCAGTGAGGCTGAGGGGCGATAAGAACAAGCGTCCTGTCTGGGTAGTTAATTATAGATGTTTGTTGGGAGAAAAATAATGGGAGACCATAAGAATACTCAAGCCATTCTTGGCAAAGATTTGACAGTTATGATGGGATACGAGGCTACGGCAAGGGAAGATTTTAAAGAAGTTTTCGAAGTTATAGAATTGACTCCTTTTTCGCCTACTAGAGCTGCTATAGACGTAACTTATTATAATAGTTCTATGTATAGAGATATTATACAAGGATTATATGATAACGCAGAGGTTACACTGAGGGGTAACTATGCTATCTCAGACCACAGATCTACTAGTCCAGACGACAAAAGGATTGTTTTTGCGAAGCTATGGGATTGGTTCCAAGATGATGAAGATACCTACACTGAGCCCCTAGATATCCTGATACAATACCCTAGATACAAACCAACTGATTTGTTTGGGTTTCATCTTTTCCAAGGACATATAACAACGCTAGAACTAGACCCTCCCCTTGATGCTCAATTGACGTACACGTGCACTCTGACTACCAGTGGTCCTATCAAATGGGCTACTAGTGACAGCCCTCCGGGTGTATTGCTTAAAGACAAGTGGTCAGAGCAGGGTAAAGGCAAAGCTATTAAAGCAGTTAAGAAAAATGATATTGCCGTAGCACGGCCTATAGTACCAAACTCAAATTAATTATTAAAAAAAGGAATAGTACATGACAACAGAAAGAAAATTCACAAAAACAATCATGAAAGATGATTTAATGCTTCCAGTTTCTACTTTTGAACATTTTGATATCGACTGCATGAGCGCTAGTATTAGAGTCCATGAATTAGGAATAAGGGATTTATTAGACTTTGAAAAGAAATATACAATCCCCGAGACAAATAAACTGAATATTAGAAATGGAGAAGCTATTTTTGACCTTTTAACACATTCTGTTAGAGATTCTGACGGTGAAAAAATATTCAATTCAGAAGAAGGACAGAAAGTTTTAGAATGTTTGCCTAGCAGTGTTGCTCAGAAGATGTTTCAGGTTGCTTTTAGATTGAGCTGGTTGCCAGAAACTGATAAAAAAAAAGAGAGTTAAGCGACAAGCAACTCTTATGTCATAGGCTGTGTTTAAGTCTGGGGTGTACAATCTCAGAATTATCGCAGCGTATGACTGTAAGTGAACTAAACGACTGGATTGAATACTACAGTCAAGAACCTTGGGGTTCTGTTGTTAGTGGGAAACGTCATGCGCTGACAACGTCTGTCATAGCAAATGTCGCACAATCCTTATCATCTAAAAGACAAAAACCGTTTAAGTTACAAGATTTTGAAATAGGGTGTACTAGCAAAAAACAGACTTCAGAACCTAAAAAAAGACCGTGGCAAGAAGTAAAATCAATGTTTGATGCTTTTTGTCCTAAAGGGAGCTAGATATGGCTTTTAATGCAGGCACTATAGAGACTAAATTAGAGCTTAATGCTACAAGCTTTACGGCTTCCCTTAAAAAGATGGAGTCCAGCTCCGCTAGATCGTCAAGATCAGTAGAAAGATCTGCAAGCAAACTAGAACGTAAAGTCAATTCGTCTATGAATGGCGTTGCTAATTCAATGGGTTCTATGGCGGCGTCAATGGGCTCTATAAAAACTAGCATGTCAAAGGTTAGCTCAAGTGTAGAGTCTGCTACGTCTCGTATGCAGTCATTTGGGAGTAAGACAACCTCATCTATTAAAAAAATAGAATCTCCTGTAAAAAAGTTAACAAAATCATTTTCAAAACTAAAAATAGGTATTCTTGGCCTTGCCACTACTGTTATTAGTGGTAAGCTAGTATCAAACTTTAAAGAACTTGCTAAGGAAGTTGGAACCAATGTTGCCAAAATGCAGTTTGTTACTGGATCTGCTAATGCCGCAAAAGCTAAATTTGAAGAGCTGAGTAAGACTGCTAACACGATGGGGATCTCTGTTAAGGCGTTGACCGGCTCGTATTCAGATTTTACAGCCGCGGCTAAGGGCACCTCAATGGAAGGTGAGAAAGCAGAGGGTTTGTTTATGGCGATGTCTAAGGCGGCATCGGTATTAGGGATGACAACAGATCAAACTAAAGGTTCCTTTCTGGCTTTATCACAGATGATGGGTGGAGGTACCGTTCGGGCTGAGGAATTGTTTATTCAATTAAACGATAAATTACCCGGTGCGGGTCGTATTTTTGCAAAAGCAATAGGCGTTTCAGTTTCTCAAATGCGTGACATGATGAAAAAAGGAGAGCTTCTATCAGAAGAAGTCCTTCCAAAAGTCACTGAGGAAATGGAAAAAGTTTTTAGTGCTCAGGCAAAAAAGAATGCCAAGGGCCTAACGGCTGAACTAAGTAGAAACGAGAATGCGTGGACGGATCTTAAAAAGGCCATATACGACACCACAGAAGCCCCAGCAACCACTTTTTTCCAGACTCTTACTGGGTCTATCAACCTAGCAACTAAGGCCTTGAGAGGTTTTGCTAAGTTAAATTCAAAAATGGTATCAATGTCTACGGGAACTGTTTCTTCTGGTCTTGGGTTCGCCCTTACTAACCCAGTTATTCCAGAATCTATCAAAGGTTCAGCAGCCGATACTTTCGCCAATAGAGACCCGTTTACAGACCCGATACAAAGAACTGAAATAGCAGGAGAACAGATACTATCAGTTGCTGATAATATCGAGTTAGAACTAGACGACAGTAAATTGACCGCTGTAAGGACCCAAATAGAGCGGGCAATGGAAGATATTGCGTCTAGTGATATAAGTTCCAATCTGACTAGATCAGTGCATGATGGTTTAGCAAGCGTTAAAGGTGAATTAGACGAATTTTATAGCAGTTTGGGGTTTGGGGGCGATGATGCAATGTTGGGTGGCGAGGCATTATCTGATGGAATAATGATAACCTTAAACAATATTGCTAGAAACGTAGTAGAGGGCACTAAGACTGTTGCTGAAGCCATGTCTGAAGCACAGCATATCATTAGTGAAGAGCAAGAAAGTATCATGCTCAAACAAGAGATAATAGCCGACAAAGAGTTAGAAGCTGCTGAAAAATTGAAAAAAGCAGCCGAGATAGCTGGGGAAGATTCTCTTGTTTTTTCTACTTTAGAGATAGGGATAAACGGCATGTCTGATGCTTTATCAACTTTTATTACAACTGGCAAGGTTGATTTTAAACAAATGGCTTTGTCTATGGTAGCAGAAATGCAAAAAATGATTGTTAAGATGTATATCCTAAAACCTTTGATGGAGTCGTTTAATATCAAAGGAGGTGGTTCAATGCCCTCGATGTCTGGCGGAGGCGTGGCTGCTGGTGGGCAAGTTTCTGCTTTTGCTAAAGGTGGCGTAATAGATGAAAAAATTTTAGGGATAGGCACTTCGTCAGGGAAAAAATATTCGTTTGGGGAAAAAGGCCCTGAAGCTATAGTTCCTATGGATAAAAAAGCTGATAATTCTGCTGGTAAAGCTATGTCTAAGCTCGATCTTTCTGCCAATCAGGCTAATTACAAAATATCTAAATCTTTCAAAAACTCTAGCCAAGAAGATTATGGGGTTAAAAACGAAGCTATGGGGTCAGATACGAATACTCAAAAAACAAATAATATAAACATTAGTATTTCTGCGCTTGACAGCAAAAGCGTTGTTGAGCTTATGAGAGAGAACCCTTCGGCTATCACTGGGCCTTTAACAGAATCGCTAACATTAGGCGATAGAGGCGTAACTTCAGCTATAAGGGGGTCTATGTAATGAGCTCAGAAACATACCCTCCATTGGTAGACAATCCAGATATACACGCAGGTCCTTACACGGTTCCAATTGTTTCTCCTGTTTCACAGGACAGAAATCAGTTGGTTATGGTTTCTAAGTTCTCTAACGGAGATGAGCAGCGGCGGCTGATTTTCGACAGAACGAGAACTGAAATAGTTGCCAAACATGAAAAATTGACGGTCAATTGGTACAACAAAATATTGAGTTTTTACAATGATAGGAACGGAGCTTTTGACTCGTTTAATTTGTGGTTTAGGTGGCGATATGATGTTTCCACTCTTTTATGGGACCCTTGGAATACTCCGGCTCCTTATAAATATAGATTTTCTGAGGATGCTTTGAAGGTTACTTCGTATAAAGACATATGGTTCGATGTAGAGGTTAAATTAATCGAAACAAACGAGCTAGAAGACGTGTCATCGACCGTTTTGAGGGATACCCAATGAGACCTATAGATCCAGTAGTAATAGCTCAACTTGGCAGCTTACAATTCGTTCCTGCTATTTTGGTAGAAATAGCTTTTAATCCGGGCACGGATGCCTTTTTTTATACCAGTTGGACAAGACCGTTAGTGAACGGTGGTAATACTTTTAGTCCTAGAGGCATGGAGTTGTCCCAACCTATTAGTTACGGTGCTTCAGCAATAGTTGATCACACGAGCATAAAATTAGATGATGTAAATAGAGATGTATATTTTAAACTTAGAGATATCGATACTACTCTCGACCAAAGCGTAACGATTTATGTAACCGTTCTTAAAGTAGAGGATTTCAGTATTTTAGGGACTTCGATACTTTGGAAGGGCTTTATGTCTGGTTGGGGATACTCGAGCGGAACAACGTCAATTAGACTGGTTTCAATCATGGACAGGTGGACTAACATAACAACTTCTAAATATTCAGGTAGCTGTAGATGGAAGATTTTTAAGGGATCTGAATGTATGTACACAGGCCCATCAACATCATGTGATAGGAATTACGGCACCTGCGTTGGTTACGGAAATTCATCCAATTTTGGGGGCTTTAGGTTTATACCAAAAATACAGAACAGAATAAGACATGCAAACGACCAAAAAGACGACAAATAACGGTTACAACCATTTCAAAAAGTGTTCTGAAGTTATTTCAACACTTTTCGGAGTTAAGTACAGGCTGGGTTCGGCTACTGAAAAAGACAGCTTGGACTGTTTTAAGGCGCTGGTTTTGTACATTGAAGGTGTTTATGGCGACAAAATACCATTGTCGTATAACGGAGTTTCGTACAACAAGTGTTGCGAGATATATGGCAAAAATAGCACAAAAGCCATGAAATTATTTTCTGGATACATAAAGCATAATTTTACTGAGACAAAGGATAACAATATTTTTGTAGGTGATATTATGCTTTTTTATAATAAAAAGGATGTCGTTGAGTCGGTTGGAATAAGTGCCGGCAATTCAAAGGCAGTTGTAATCACAAAGGAACGTGGTGCAATCATGATAATAACTAACTATTACGATCACCACAAGGGGTACAGATGGCAGCAGCGATACCTTTAGCGATAGGACTTTTGGCGTCCACAGCAACCACTACAGCAGTTACAGCAGGAGTTTTGTCAGCCGCATCGGCAGCTTTCATCATGGCCGGAACACAGGTTTTGGCATCAGTAGTAGCATCTCATATGAGTTCAGATCAGCAAGGCGAGGCAAACGGACTTCAGAATTTGAGAGGGAACACCATCAGTTCTCAAAAAACAATCCCAATATTATATGGACGGCACAGGGTTGGCGGCAACGACCTATACATAGGAGCAAGTGATGATTCCGTGGTCGCTCTGCAAGCCATATGCGAAGGTCCTATTTCGGGTATAGAGTCTATAGAAGTCCCAAACGCGTCTCAAACAGTTGAAGCAATCTTTATAGATGGTCAACCTATTTATGAGTTTGATTCAACATATTATACTAGAAAGAACGGTTCTTCGGGTGTCCCCCAAGCTGACGAATATATTCCACATTCGTCTTCTAAAATAGCTCGTACAATAATGCTAGGTGCTGCAAACCAAAATGCTATTCCTTGGGTTGTCAATTTGTTTCCGGAAGCTACAGACAGGTACAAGCATATTGCGTATGTAGCCTTTCGGATCAAGGCTGAGGGGGTTACAGCTCTTCCTAGAAGAGAAGTAATTGTAAAAGCAAAGATAATTAAAGATATACGAACTGGGGTAGATACTTTTTCAAGAAATCCAGTGGATATCTTATATGATTATGTTAGCAACTCTCGATATGGACTGGGATGGGATTCTAGTCTTATTGATACCGTTTCATGGCAATCTGCAGCAAGATATGCTGAAATGAAAAACTTTAATATTGATTTCGGAATTACTGGGCCAACAAAAGCTCAGTTCGTGATTGACAGTATTTTGAGATATTTCAGAGGCACATTGACGTGGTGGGAGGGGAAGTTATATTTAAAATATAGCGATTATCCACTCGAGGTTTCATCATTTACTGTTGATGATGAAGTAATCATGATTGATGGCGATAAAGGTAGTCTTGTCTCCGTTAATGAGCCGGATAGATCCTCAAAGCCTAAGGCTGTAAGAGTTCGATATATGACAACAAATTTCACCTCTTTTGATTTTACTCTCGACGATTTTAATATCGGAGAGTCAGAAGCCTTTACTCAACAAATCGACCTACCTGCTTTCCAAAGCAAAGTGGCTGCTAATGATATAGGAACCTACGCCCTTAAACGTGGAAAAAGAAACCGAACGTACACAGTCACGTTAAGAGCTGATATGATCCAATTAGACATCGGCGATGTTGGGTTTTTGACATCCAGTGAGCTTGGTATTGCCAACCAGCCTGTAAGGGTTGCCCAAAGCAATTTTTCATCGGACAGCTCGTGTACTGTAGTTTTTATGGAAGAGGACAACAGTATTTATGAGCACGATCCCGTTACCGAACCTTCTGAACTTGGAGAATTGCACTTATTTGAGTCTGCAAACGCACCACCACCGGTAAAGAATGTTTCTATGAGTGAAACCTTATACCACTATAGACGGCGGTCATATAACAGGGTTGTAGTTGCTTATGATTCGCCTGTGGACGAGAGCACGACGCCACCGACACCTTATGGGTGGTATAGCCATGCAAACGTCTATACAGGGTTTGACTTTTGGAAACCGGTTGATCCTTTGAACGAAAGTGAAATCGGTGCTCCATTCCCTGACGATCCTACTGAGGCTAAGCTTTCCAATCCAACTGAATATTATGATGAAATAGAGTCGGGTGATTTAATATATTTATTAGATGAACCAAATCCAGACCTAAAAACTAAGCATGTTATTGGCAAGAGAGGCGGTAACATTATAAGGATTTCAGATTGGTCATTTGGTTTTGGTTACCAAAGATTTAAACTTATCAAGAGAAACTCCTTAAAAACGATCTCAGGGTCCAGAAACCAAGCTCTTATAGACCCAGCAGAGGAAGGCCAAACATACTATATAGCTCCAGTGTCGGTGTCTACATCAGGTACAGTTCAGGACTTTGGAACGGAAACAATATATGAGTATACCGTTATAGGTGCTTCTAAAACAGTACCTCCTGAAATAGGTAACTTTACTGCTGGGTTTACAGATCAAGGTCTAACTTTCAATATCCAACCGAAAGATACTGATAAAGGAGTCGATATACATGGGTACGAGCTACGCAGAGGTCCTACATTTGATACGGGTGTTAGGATTTATACTTCAACATCAGGTAGCGGCAGTATTCCCGATGTCATGCCGCCCAATACCACCAATTCAATATGGGCATCTTCAGTTGGTGACAATGGGCTAAGTGCACCGACTACATTCAGATTGATTGGGGCAACTGACCATCCTGAATATAAACCTTTTGGTTCTAGAGTAGTCAAAACGTTTACCTTCGTATTCAACGAAGCTAGCTCTATGAATATAACTTCGAATGGTAACTATTTCAGATGTGCTCAAACAGGCGATAACTTATATGGGTACATAATATCAAATCCTGTCAATATGTATCCAACTATGCCAGACGCGTACCCAAATTTCTCCAAAACGGTTTATTTGAGTTTAAGTCATAGAGTTCAAGGCACGGTAGCCCCTGAAGCCGGAGCTCCGGTTGGCATAAGGTCTTCTGTGTCTTTTGTTAGGGGTGGCGCTTATTCAGAGTTCAAAGGTGATACGATGGCTTTTTTTGCTTCGGGGATAGGCTCTCATTTGGTGATAAGATTTGACATAATAGATACTGTTTTAGGGTCTTTTTATGAAATAAGTAAAGATATTGAAGTTTCCATTTACCAACGAATTCTGCGTTGGTCTGATATGATAAGGTAGCATATGACTGATTATAATCAAGATGTACCTAGCTTTGATCACAAGTGGCCTGATGATATCGAGGCTATGCTTGCTAATTTTCAGACCATAAGGTCGAAATTCATAGGTGCTAGCGAGCCAACTATTGATGCAACCGAAGATGACGGTACGTTAATACCGGGAGGCGGGGCGTTAGCTTCTATGCAATGGTGGGCTGACACATCGGCTAGAATTCTTAAGCTTAGAAGTACAGGTAATGATGGATGGTGGAATACTATCAATCTAGATTATGCTATGGTAGACCAGCATAACAGACCAGAAACGTTCCTGTCTGACTTACAGAGAAAGGCAAGTATTGTCAGAAGCCAAGAAATATTCCCAAAGGCTGTTTCATCAACTTATATAAAAGTAGGGTACACAATCCATGACCCTATAACCATAAATCCGGGATGGATAGAAACTGAAAACCTTTTAGTCCAAGGAGTGTTTAAGGCAGACACAATAACCTGTAGGATTTTGAATGTCACAGAGTACGCCACAATTGAAGCTATGCAAGTCGATCGCAATACCAAACTATTTGGGTTGCTTGATGTCCACGGTGCTGTCACAGCTCGTAGTACTGTAGACATTGCTGGTAATTTGTTTGTGCATAGCGATATAAAGTCTGATTATTCAAATTCTAAAGCGTACTTCTATGATGTTTATGTATCTTCTCGTATCAGAAATAGCCTTGCTATAGAAACAGATCTAACTGTTGGTAGAAATGCACGTGTGGCTAATACCTTAACGTCCAACAACGTAAGAGCTTATTATAGTATAATTGGGGGATCCGTAACTGGTACATACGGAACTTTTACAGAAAATCTTAGAGCTAGAAAAGTTTTTTATTGTGAACAACAAATAGGCTCAGAAGCAGAAAAAGTTCCTTTGATGTATGTTGATTACATTGGTGATCCTGATGATAGAGCAGATGAGATATGGACTTCTACCATAGATGCTTTTGATGTAAACTGTAATACTACTAATGCTAAAAGAGTATATGTAGATAATTTACAGTGTTTTTGGACTATTACAGCTAAAGATATAGTGGCGTCTGGCAATGTCTCAGCCGTCAATATTGGGGCGTCTGGGATTATCACAACTGTAGATTTAGCGTCGTCAGGGACTATTTATGCTCAGAACATTACAGCCACTAATATAATTACATCCAATATCTCCGCTGTAGGTGGTACTTTCTCGGTAGAGTTACGGGCTAAGACGTTTTATTGTGATCAACAAATAGGAAGCCCTACCGAAAAGGTTCCTGTTCTATATGTCGATACTATAGGATCTTACAGCAATAGAGTTAATTCATTATGGGTAACAAATTTAAGTATTAATAGCCTTACTGCTTCCACTGTGACATGCGACAATTTGGTAGCTAACCAAAACATTTATTGTAACCAGTTAGGGGCTACTAATGATATGGTCCATAGGGCATACGTGAGTAACATAGGCGATAGCTCTCATAGGGTTTCTGACTTGTGGGTGAATAATTTCAACACTGTAAACGTTAATTGTACCAACGTAAATGCCAGCAATGACATTGTCGGCGGGTCTGTTACAGGTGGGTATGCAACCTTCACACAAAATCTAAGAGTGCATAAGGTTATCTACTGTAGTCAACAAATAGGTATTGACATAGAAAAAGTTCCTTTGATGTATGTTGATTACATTGGTGACCCTGATGATAGAGTAGACGAGATATGGACTTCTACCATAGATGCTTTTGATGTAAACTCTGACCGCGTTACTACTAAAAGAGTTAACGCAGATAATTTACAGTGTTTTTGGACTATTACAGCTAAAGATATAGTGGCGTCTGGCAATGTCTCAGCCGTCAATATTGGGGCGTCTGGGTCTGTAGATTGCAACACCATGGCTATTGCCGGTGACCTTTTTGTTTCTGGGTCTATCTATTGCGATGATTCGGTTATACACCCACTACCTCCAGAAAGAAGTAAAGAAATTCCTGCTACTAGTGGTAAAAATTATAGTGATAGGTATATTAGATCCATAGACAAAGATTTTATGTCTAACACTCGGAAAGAAAGTTGGCATAAAAAGGTTACTCAAATTGGAAGCAGTTACAAGATAGACAGCGGTAAAAGCGCTGTTGACAGGGCCTACAGTGTAGTTTTTATGAAGAAAGGTTCTTACTGCGTGGCTGCTAACCTTACCTGTGCAGTAGGTTCTTCTGTAGCTAAGGGCCAATACGGGATTGAGGTTGTTGTTAAGAATACCGATATTGAGAAATCTTACGTTAGTGGCGCATTCGAATATAGTAACACAACGTTCCCTATTAGCCTTGACCAATATGGACTTGAGTCTGCCTTTATCTGTGGTTCGGAAAGAGGGTCTGTGTTTTTCGACGTTAGAGAAGACTCTTATGTCTTGGTTAAAATTAGAGCTGTCAGGACTAAGGAAGTCAATGTTTTCCATGTCTTATTGGGTTATTCAGTTGAAATAACTGAAAATTAAAGGTATATTACGTTATGACAATATCTCAATTGGAGGGTGCATGGCTGGTACAGTTTATTTAGAAGGTGAAGTTACTGAGTTATCAGAGGCTCAAGGGGACTACGAACTAGTTCAAGTATTTTCAGTTGGCACAACTGGTCCGCCGGCTTCTGATGCTGCTGAGTATGCTATAGCTTCTGGATCTTTTATTCTAGCGTCTGCTATCAGAACGTACAGACACATACAATTATCTGGTTCTGCAGAAACTGTGAACGAGTCTTTTGGGAATATGTCTGTAGGCCACATTCTTCGACTAAGTGGCTTTGACTGTTTGCAAGAAAATTGGTCAGAAGGAAGAATATCTATATATGTACCTTTACATGGTGAAGAAGTAGAATTAGTTTCAGAAGCTTTTGGAGAGTTTTATTTTTCGGTAGCATTGGAAGGAGAGGCATTCCAAGCAACAGAAGCTACTGGTGACTTCGAAATGCAACTGGCTCTATCTGGGGTGGCATATCAAATTTCTGAAGGCCACGGGCTTATGTCTAAGCTTAGTAGACTCTTCGGTGAAGTTACACAGGTGTCTTTTGGTGAGTCTGCTCACTTAAGAGAAATAACTTTTTTAGAAGGTGACGACTCTGAGCAATTGTCTAAGGGGTGTGGTGAGTTTACAACGAGAGGGGAAACACATACCTATAGGTATGAATATCTGGAAGGAGAATCTGTTCAGGGTAGTTATAGTTACTACGCAAGCGAATGCGGTACTCTTTTCGGAGCTCATTTTCAAACGACAGCTAGGCTACACGGGTCGACATACCAGCTTTCGCATGGAGAGAACATAAGGAACGACCCTAGGAACACTATTAGAGTAACATCGTATTTGAGAGGTGAGGCAACACAATATAATGAAGCCGAGTGTTCTAAGATAATATTGGACAAACATTTCTCTGGGTTAGCTACGTGGATAAGTGAATCCATTGGCCGAATACCATTAATTAAAGTGTTGTTGTTCCAGCAGAGTGTTAGTACGATAGCAAGTAAATCGGTCGGGGGGGACGATTATGACATCGTGTCAGGCAGAGACAAAAACCGTATAGCGGTGACTTCTGGAGTAGGATTGGGTTTCGAGCCGTCCCATCCAGAAATAAGTATTCATTTGGCATTATTTGGAGTGGCTGCTCAATGGAGTGAGGCCGATGGATATATAGTAGTAGAGGATCACTTGTTCGGGGAAGGGACTCAATTCTTTGAAGCGGATGGGTCTTTTAAAACCTTCAAATATCTTAAAGGAGAAACATACCGTTATTCTTTAGCGTCAGGTTTTATTTCTGAAGAGCAGCTAATGGAAGGAGAATCCTTTCAGGTCAGCGAAGGCGATCCAGCTCCATTACAGGAATGGACAGCTCTTTATGGTGATGCCGAGTTAGTAACCGAGGGCTTTAACAATATATTTATTACTGAAGCTATCCTGAGAGGAGTAGCCGAGTTTGTTGCAGAAGTTGATTTGGCACCTATAAGGATGATATATTACGGGTTTAAAGGTTTACCAACCCAATATAACGAGTCCGTGAACACGTCTTTTTCTTCTCAAGTGTTTATAGATGGACTAGGCGAGAATGTTTTGTCTGCCGATGGTTTTATAACTCTAGGAAAGGCTTTGTTCGCTTTTGCTGAACAAGTATCAGAAGCTGATCTAGCTGATTTGCGTGAGAATACGCCCTTGTATGGTGTCACCGAGCAGTTGACCTATTCTGAAGGGTATTGCACAACTCATAAGGCTTTAAGTGGCGTGGCTGAACAAGCTTTTGTGGCCGAGCCAGTCATAATGGTAATACATAGGTTTTTAACAGGAACTGAGCCTGTCCGGATGAGCGACGGCATAGGATCAGCTCTATTTGAAACAATTGCTGGAGGTCAAGGTGATCAAGTGTTTGAAGCATCAGGTTTAATGTCGCTTTCGACGATACTAGAACCTGTTACCGATCCATCAATCGAATTATATAATTTTTAAACTAATCAAAGGGGTAAAAAATGGCTATTATCAATGGGTATAGCAATTATACAGCAGCAGGACTTCAGAACCATGGAATGGCAGTAACAGATACAGCTTATCAGCCTCCGGTAGCCAACGATGTTGTTGTTGGCCTTTGCTTACAAACCAACCCATTCCAGACAGGCTATGTACCCGGAACTGTGACAAGCGAGCCAATCGGAATTGGTGGTTACACAAGGGCTGTGGCAAAGAGTGGTGACCCTTCAGGAACGGGCGTGTGGACAGTATCGGCTCAGACAGATGTAACTGAAATAGAAAATCAGGCATCGATCACTTTCAATGTTTCTACAGCTAGCTGGGGCACTGTTTATTATTTTGGTGTTTTTGATAATGCAGATCCAAATGTTGGCCAATTGATATGGGGAGCGGCAGTTACAACTCCAAAACTGATAGAGAATGAAACAGTAGTAGTTTTTACACCACAGGCTTTGAAAATAAAAGCTAGAAATGTGTAAACAAAATGATACCTACAATTATTGTTCGAAGTCATAGCGATAATGTGGCGTATTTGGTGCTTAAGAACAAAGGTATACCCCTGCAATTAAGGGGGTTATCCTCTGTTCTTCTATGTACAGATACTGGAAATAAAATTGATTCTTATTCCCACCCAGATGCATTTGGATGGACTGGGCTTCCTAGGGGTGTCCTAGAACTAAAACTAGGTAACATTGACTTTGGGACAGGTATAGAAAATGCAAATCTATCTGTTTTTGATGGATTGCATCTAAACGGAATCTTTTTTGGGTCTATCAGGCTAAGAACTATCAAAGGATGTTCTTAGCAAGCGGGAGTAAAAATGGTTGATAACAACAAGAACAAAGCAGTTTGGGGCTCAACAGGAGCTACAGGTAGACCTGTAGCTCCTAAAAGAGCGACACCTATAGTACCTCAAGCAAAGACTAAGCGACAGGCTGTAAACAGGAGTTTGCCCAATGTCGCTCCTAAGGTTATTGCAAAACATATACCAAGAAAGCCTGTTTCTAGAAAACAGGAATCCAATAAACCGGCAATAAGCAGAGCTTTGAGACTATCTGCCAGTAACGGTAATGCTACCAAATTTCTTAGAGAACTCGGGTCTCGCGAGGGTGTTTCTTCCTCTGATTTAATCATGACAAGTCGAAGCACTATCGATGAAAGTTATAAAACAACAATAGGGGCTCTTGGTACGCAAATACTAAACTCTGATGCTAGCGCTATTTTTAGTACAGTGTTGGCAACAACATCTATTTCATCTAATGGTAACATAAGTTCTACTTCTGGAAGTTTGACTACCACCGCAGCAGCGTTAGGTAATGACGGTACTTTGACAGCCGTAGCTGGTAATTTTTCTGGGGCTTTGTCTAGTAGTTCTTTTTCGTCCACTGCGGTGTCTGCTGACAGTATTGTTGGGTTGTCTCTTGATATAAATGGTCAAGCTCAGGCCGATTCTTTGTTAGTTCTTGGACCTGCTGTTGTGACTGGAGTTTTGACAGGAGATGAAGTTACCGCGAATTCATTAAGCTCAGCAACAGGTGCTTTCGGGACCGTTAGCTCTACTGGAGCGGCTAATCTGAACAGCGTTGTAGGCACAGTTTCGGTGGAGAGCCCTTCCATTACCGGAGGTGTCGTCCGCGGCCTTACCGAAGTGCGTGGGCTAAATATTATTTGTGATAATACGATAACAACAGACAGGTTCGATGCAACAGGTTCTTCTTTTGCCGATGAACTTACTATTAACGACGTAACAATAAATAATAGTTTTTATGCGCTCTTATTAGAAGGTGAAAATGCTAACATTGCTGACACTGTTACTTGTGTTAACCTCAACGCAACAAACATTAGAGCCAACGGGTATACTGGGAGTGGTGATATTGGGGCCGGTTCTGTTGAATGTACTAACCTTACTACAAACAATATCGTTGGTTTAACACCATCGGCAAGTCTTACATTGGCAATGGTAAACGCCACAACTAGTCTTTCCGCGGCTAGCGCAACAATAATGGGGTCTTTGTTGTCAGGCGCGATTACATCTGAAGGCCACCTTCAGGCTGACACCACTCTTGATGTGGTTGGACAATTATCGGCTGGCAGCATCGATAATGTTGCCAATATGACAAATATCGGGGTAATAAATGCAACTACGGTGAATGCAGATGCACTGCACTCCGGTATCAATATAACATCCCCAGCCGCTACTATTGGGGCTATAGGATGTGCTGACATAACTGCGTCCGATGCAATAGTAGGATCTTCGGTTACAGCAGCAAATATTGTAGGGACTACCAACGTAAATGGTGCGACTTTTACAGCAGCGGGCAACATTTCTACCACTAACGGTAATATAATAACTACTAACGGAGATATTATAACGTCAAGTGGTGCTCTTGTTGGGGGTTCTTTAAGTATTTCTGGTGACGCTGATATAGCTAATATGCTTGATGCCCATGGTAGTGCTCATTTTTACAGCGATTTAACTGTTGATGGTGATATCATCATCGATGATCTGAATGTCGACAATCTTGTAGCAACAGCTTCGATAACTGCTCAAGCAGGTGATATCACAGCATCTCAAGGCGATATTAATGTTACTCTTGGAAGTGTTAATGTTCCAGATGGGACAATCACTTCTAAAGGTTCAAGTGTAGGTGTGGATGGAATATCAACTATAGCGGCTATTTCCGGAGCTTCTCTAGCTATTTCTACAGATGTTGATATTACTAATAATTTGGACGTTCATAATGATGTCCATATATATAATGATTTAACTGTTGATGGAACATTTATTTTAGCAGACTCTGATTTAGTAGTTAACAGTCTTACTGCTGCGACACATATGACTGCTCAAACTGGAGACATATCGGCTATATTAGGGTCTGTTAACGTAGCTTCAGGAGATATAAACGTCACCCTAGGTAATATAACTGCACCGAATGGCACCTTGTCTATCGACGCTATTGGAGCTGGATCTACTATTAGTGCTGTAGGTACTATAACATCATCTGGAGGAGATATTGTAGTACCTAGTGGTAGTGTCGTAAGTAATGCGTTTGTTGGTTATTCTCATACTAACAAATATGTGACAATGAATGCTTCAGAGATATCTGTTGTATCTGACAATAAGATAGAGTTGTGGTCTGCGGCTGGGAATTCTTTGGATATTAGTCCAAACGGAAATATTTCTGAGCCTTTCAAGGGACATTCTTATGTCAGGCTATCTAATTTTACATCACCTAAAGATGTTCCAACTGCTGTCGATATGGGAGTAATTGAATACGATCCATTAAATCAGGTTGATCTTGCAGCGAACACCATTACTGTGGCTGATAGTGGATTTTATAAGACTGAATTGTCTATTACAGGTATCACAACTACTACCCTTCCGGTTGGAACTTCGATAACTTATAATCTTCTTGTGAATGGAGTAGCTAGTTCATCGATAGCTATTTTTCCAATCCCTCCTGATCTGACTTATGTATTTGCTTTTGCAAATATCACAATGCCTATGTTTTCTGGATCGGAATATCTTGATGCTGGTGATGTTATAAGTGTAACTTTAATTGTCACTTCAGAATCAGGTCAGTCTTTCGATGTTAAGACTAGATCGTTTATTTCAGTAACTAAATTAAGCTAGGAATGGCTATAGTTGTAAAGGGGTGTATTTTCATTTTTATGTAACAAGAATGCTTTATATTTATATATAGGGGCTTTAAAGCCCCTATATATAAATATAATTATTGAACTATTATGTTTCTTTCTACATACATGGTCTTAAACATTAGGTGCTCAAGGCTGATATTCAGGGCATTGGCCATCTTTACCAGTGAACCAACGTTTAATATCGGATCGTCGGTCTTTTCAAGCCGTGACAACGTTGCTCTTGCAAGCCCTGCACGTTCGCAAAACTCTTTTTTGGACATACCCTTACCTTTAAGAAGTATATTGATGTTTTTAGTGATGTTTTCAGTGATGTTTTTATTAGTTTCCATTCTTCAAACCTTTGATCCGTTCGATTGCCGAACCTATTCGCAAGCTACTGCCTGACAGTTCAACTGGGTTACATAGTTCCAAGATCCTATCTACAATAGCATTGCACATATTAACGTTGGCACCTCCAAAACCAGAGGTGTTCTGTGATAGCTTTTCAGCTAACTGGGTTGGTTTATAGTTGCTAGTAATAATGGTTCTTTTGCCTGTTGCGAGCCTGACTTCGATCATATCTATCAAAGCCTCAAGAGTGTGGTCATATGTATTATGATTGCCTAGGTCGTCAATCAGAACCGCGTAGTGGCCGACTGTTAGCTTCTCTATAGTCTCAGCTATCTGAAATCTATTGACCCTGCTGAGTTCTGATATACGTATATATTTTACTGTTATTTTTCCCTTATGTTTGAGGATGAGTCGGTTCAACCAATCCACTGACAACATTGTTTTGCCTGTTCCATTTGACCCCCATAGATAGGGATACTCCTCATGATGTTCCATTCCTCCACTGTCTAAAGAATTGAAAATATCATTTACCTTAGACTGATTAGATAATAAATCTAATGGTAATTTATCGAGAAGGTATGCGGGGATATCAGAGCTGCGGACAGACTGATTAATGTTTTGAACATCAAGGTCTTTTTGGGAGGCTAAGGCAGCTTCATTAGCACACTGGTCGCATATACGTAGCTTTAAAATCCTACCTTTGAATTCCATTTCTTCTATACGACTGCCTTTGTGGGAACACTTTTCCATAATCATCTCCTACATAAGTGAGTTCAAAACATCTATTTGAATATTACGAGGTGTTTTTTCGGTTGCATGGGCTTCCCAAGGTCTTCTCTTGAGCATATTACCGAGTCCTAACAAAAATGCTCCGTTTTTTCTGGTCCATACTGGGTCCAATTTCAGGTTTTCGATATATTCCATCACCAATTTAGTTTGAGAACTTACAGCCTCTTTTACTGATATGTTATCAGGTCTATTATTGAGTGCCTCATTAATAATCTTGTTAAATTCAGCTCTTGCTACGACAGGCTGAAGGTCTTTTTTGTCACAATGGTATATTTCTTTGACTTTATTGAATGCATGCGTCATTTCTGTGTTTGTTAACGGACTATCCATGAGCTTAATGGAGCATAGTCTTACTAAATTATTATAATAACAATGCCAAAGAAGGGTGTATTTGTTTTCTTTACTAGCGATAACACCCTTCTCTCTATGGTATCTTTCCATTGCGATAAACATATTCGTGGTTAGACTCCTTAAGTGATATCTGACAGTGGCTAATGGGATATTGAGTTTATCTGATATAGCCATATGCTTGACAGGCACCTTGATCTCATTATGAAGCTTGCTAAAAAGATAGTCCATTATAGTTCTAGCCGTTGGAGAAAAAGATATTCCCTTAAGAAAAGATAGGTACTTACCTGAGTAAAAAATATCTCCCGACTTGAACTCACCACCAACGGATGGGAACACTGACGTTTTTATTTGCACTTGGCTTTGGTTTTTTAAAATTAGAAACATTCCTTCGCGTGCCATTTTGATTCCTTTCTTATTTAGAATGGTACATCTGCATTATTTGGTTCTGCATTATTTGGTTCTGCATTATTTGGTTCTGCATTATTTGGTTCTGCAGTTTTAGTGTTGTCGTCTTTATGTGATATTACTTCTAGGCTTTGTGCACGTATCATAATGGTTGTTTTGCCGTTATATTCATTAAAGACAGGTTGCCCAATTACCAAAACTAAATCACCTTTGTACAGGAAAGGATCTACGTTTGTAGCTACCTTTCCGAATACAGTTATCTTGTACCAATCAGTTACTGATATACCTTTTTCTTTTCTCGAATTAGCTATACTTAATTCTAATACAGCCAAACTATTATCGCCTACATATTTTAGCTCATTCTTGTACCCAACATATCCCATCAAGGTTATCTGCGCTATTGATCTGGCCATGTTTAATCTCCTATTTCATGTTTTCTTTAGTGAATGTATCAAAATCAAAATCTTCTATCTTCTTGCCATCAAGTTGCTTGGTGAACGTCTCGTATAGCGCACTTAACGTCTCCCTGTCCGATATTAGAGGGTATGAATTCTTAGTAAGGCAAGCCGTGTTTGCTACCGAGTATGCGTCTGTCGATAGAATACCTTTCATGAATAGTTTTTTTAATTGGGATTCTGATTGCGCATCTTCGTCTTCGAGTTGATCTATTTTTGATTCTTGCGCTTTTAACCCTTCCTTTTTTGATACAGCTTTGTTGTAAGATAATGGCGCTTTATAAGGCTCGTAAGGTTTTGTTTTCCGTGCGACTGACTCTACCTTGCTAGGCTCTTTGTAGTCTAATCTTGGTTTGTCCTTAGCAACACTAAGGGTGTCATCTGATACCTCTGTGAGCTCTTCTGAACCTATCATTTCCTCTCTTGTATACAATCCACCCAACGCATCGCTGAAAAGTTTCCTAGCAGCAAACGACCATGCTCTTGCCTCCAACATGCGATATGGATACTTATACCAAAAAGATGCAAAGTTATAATTTCCCTTCTGTGGTTTGGCGTATTTGTAAAAATCTGGATTGTCTGTCGACGACACTCGATCGTCCCACAGCCCAGCTCTTTTTGCATCTCCAATTGAGAAGGTTCTGGTTATTCTTCCTTTAATCCCTCTCCTTTCCATTACGCAGAAGGCTGCAAAGTCGTTATTTGGAAAGGTCCCGGTAAATCCGTCGTCAAAAAAAATCAATTCTCCAGTCCCTAAAACTTTGGCATTGGCTCCTTCTCCCCATATAGTCAGCTTGTCTCCTACCATCAGAAGATAATTTAATGCAAAGCTAGGGGAAAGGCCTCGATCTTGCGCGTCAATGAAAAAGGCGAACAACTCCTTAGCGTTTTGATAAAGCCGTTCCTTAACCCACCTTCCATCTTTCTTGACTTTGTGAGTAGGTATTCCGTGGCCTGTTTCATGTCTTAACTCGGCCTCTATTGCCAACCATTTTACCTTGGGATCGATCCAGTCTAGTTGTTGTATTATTTCCAGTTCCATATTTTAAAAAACTCTGATGTTCTCAGAGCCTCCATAAAGGTTTCTAAGTCTTTTTCATACGAGTCGTTGTAAGAGTTATACAAAGGCTTTTTACCGTCTCTGACGCGCAAAGAACCATGTTCGTTAACCGTTCCAAGGACATTGTCTGATTCATCAATCATCATCTTGTAAACGGCGAGTTGCAATCGCCACCACGGTTGCTTCGCCTTTGATGTTTTGTAGTCTACTAAGGTCAGATTAGTTCGGTCGTTTTTGTCGGCTAATATCAAGTCAGGATGCCCTATCAAGCCAAACTTTTCTGATTTCAATTCAGGTTCTTTTTTTAGAACAATTTTATCTTTTAATATTACCTGTTTCCACTCTAAATAACTGTTGTAGTAACCTAATAATCCGTCTGGTATATACGCACCTGAGTCGAGAGGATCTTCTATGTCTAGCTCACACATCAAATGTACCTTTGACCCTCGTTGCGTGTGTTCAGGCTTAAACCATCGTTTGTCTAAAAAAAAACCTATTATAGTGGTAACGCTTTGATATTTACTGACCATCCCAGCACCTATTATTTAACCTTAGCGTTATTTTTTAGTTATTTTGTGATTGTTTATGAATTTGTTTATTAAGCTGGTGTTTGAGCTGATTGTTCCTGATGTTGTAAATCTTTGTAATGTCTCCCCCATGCTCCCTTGGCTAACAGTGTCAATTACTCCCTCTACGGGCGTATACGGTGGGCTAATGAAGCAAATGTCTCTAGTAGGGTCGATACTTTCTGGTGGCACCACTGATGTAGCTCCATTAGTTAGTTTTCTTACTAGTGCACACGTTCCGATCTTGCCAGCGTGGCTGCATGAGTTTCTGTATAAAGGGTCTTTGCATCTCAAGCTAGTGTTCTTGTATCGTTCAGTTCCGTCCCACATTCTTGTCTTTACTAATTTAGTCATTTTTTTATCCTTAAAATGATAGTTGATTTAGGTATTAAAGTGGTATATGTGCTATAGGTACTCTCGGTATTGTGTTTGGTTTTAGTACTATTCCTTTGTGGTTGGGCGTCCGTAAAAAGACGCCCTTATCTTTTAGTTAGCATTCTCCTAAATCTGATTTGCCCAGCCTAGGATACCTAAGGTATTTGTCGGATCGCTGACAGGATTCATTGTATATTGCTAATAGGCTTGACCCCATCATATAGGGAAATGCCCGAGAAAGAGCATTCTCTCGGTCATTGACTACCATCAAATAGAAGCCTAACCATACAAACATTGTATTTTGGTTGTCGTCGGATTTAAAAATAGCGTATTTTTCGCATTTTTCTGACGCCTTGACACATAACATTTTGACTAGTTCGTCTATAGCTATGTCAAAAGTGTCGCTATAAATGGCTAATGTTTTAACTTTTGCCTTAACCCAATCTTTTAATTTGTTACACTCTTCTTTATCTTTCTCCCAAGCTGTTTTATTTATAAAGTTAGATATTATTTCCAAAGCATTTCTTTGTTCAGTTAAGTTGTCCATTACTAACTCCTTTTTTTAGTTATTAAAACCTCTGGTTTATCAATAGGGCTATGAAGTCAAAAGGTCTGTTTTGACTTCATCAATAAGTATGCCCAAAAAATCGCATTGCTTCCGCGCCTCTGCTAGTGTAGCTAAATACACTACTTTCTTATCATTGATATTATTGCTTGTTCTAGTAGCTGTTTCTAGCAGTAATTCTAGGTGTCCGATTCTGTCTTCGAGAACCATGATCTTATCGGCCTCTAATGGGTCTTGTTGTGTTGCAAATAGTAGTGGATGGGCTAAAGACTCCGTGGGGTTATTGACAGACTGGGGCTGGTCTTGGCCTCTTCTGGCGAACTTATGAATAATTTCTTGTGTAACTTTTCCAAAAGAGATGGAATACCCTCGTCTAGCTGTATTTGAGTTTATGTCTTTCTTTTGTAAAGCATATTCGAGGCAGGAGGCTGCACTTTCAGCTCTTTTACCATGAGGTATTGGTTCAAGAAATATAGTTATCTTGTCTCTAGTTTTTCCTATTTCACCAACTTTGTGATGTTGTATCCTATTAAGAAAAGGAGCAACGTTGTTTTGAAAGCTTATCAGCCTCCTGCAATTTGTGAAGCAAATAGTGATTGCTTTATTTTCCTCCGCTTTGTGTATTTGGATAGGCTGGAAGTTCATCAGCGTTTGTATGGTGTCCAGAACGGTTGTAACCTCCCATCTTTGGCTCCTGCACCATACGTTCTCTACTATTTTCCTCCATGCGTCTAGCGAATGTTGTTTTGAACTTAGTTGTTCTGGATTCATTTATATCTCCTTTGTGGTAAGTTTATTTAGTGTTGGAACTACTCATAGATGATAAGCAATCTTATGTCAAGTGTTATTTTGAATAATATTAAAAAATAAATGTGTTGACAACGAAAGCTATTATTTATATATGACGAATCATCGTCAAGATGTATTTAAAAAGTGACGAATTGATAATATCAAGGATGCTTATGAAAAAATTTAAATGCATAGTGTGCAGCCATAAAGACAGAAAAGATATCAATGCCAGATTGTTAAGAGGTCAGTCTAATAATAGCGTAGCTAAGCTGTTCGGTCTTTCAGAGCCAACAGTACGCCGCCACCGTAACAAACACCTTGCTGATGTTGTCGTTAATGCGATGGCACAGACACTAGAGAACTCTAAATCATTAGAAGATGCCGTGATGGCTAATAATAACGTTTTAGAGGTATACGGTAATAACAGTGCTGAATCTTTAAGTATGAAGAACTTTAAGGATATGCCATCTCCTTTAGAGGATATAGGATCACATATCAAATTTCTCTATGAGGAGGCCGTAGAGACGATGTTGTTTGCAAAAGCACAGTTAGATCAGAACCTAAAGCTAAAAGCGTTAAGGGACGCACGTGAGTGCTTGGTTTTAATCAAAAATGCTGCGGAATTACTAATGCACAAGGCACAAGATGATGAATTAGAAGTTTTAGTGGCTAAGATCTTGGATGCTGTTCACGACTTTCCTGAAGCAAGGGAAGCCATATCACTTAAACTGTTGGGGGAATAGTCATGGGAAAAGACAATAGAAAGACTCAGAAAACTGTAAACGGAACACCTGTACAATGCCGAACAATAAACATGGGTAGCACATTGCAAGCGCTTATGGATGTTCTCGAGGAGCTTGGAGACACATCCATCATTACTCCGGGAATTGACTATGTCTTTAAGAAACAATGGCAAGCTTTAATGCAAAGGAATGAAATATCTTTTGACGGCACTCAAATAGTTATAAAAAAATGGGGGTAAGTGATGTCAGAATATAGAATTAGAATAGGTAAACTGCTGGCCTATATGTATGATGTAAGTTCAATGGATAAATACCCAGATGAATTTTTCATGAAAATGATATGTGCTGTCGATTCGTCTATATGGAACGAAGATGAGATCTTAAATGATCCTGACATCGACACCGAACAGGCTTGGTGTTTTTGTTACCACCATGCTCATGAAATATATTTAAAAATGATAATGAGGAAAGGTGGCCGAAAGACTTTTAAAAGAGGTGAGACTAGGAGGCCGACATTGGATTACCTTAAAGAATCTTATGAGAGGGCTAATAAGCACCTTATTAAGCTACTATACCCTTATTACGGAGGTTGATATGGAAGTATCAAGTAAAGAAAAATGGCTGGTCAATGTTATGATCAAGTTCGTGGGCATGTCTGCATGGCGGTATGATTTCTTGAAGCAAATATATAAATGTCTTTTACAAGCTAAAAACAAGCAGTTTAGCAGCAAAGATCTGAATTATTGTTTGCTCGATACACTGGCTTGGTTTGGATTTATCCTAGATAAAGAGGGCTGTCCAGAAATGAAATATAAAGAAGCAGTAGCCCTTTACGGTGATGTTTTCAGAGACTTCGACTGGATTGAGTTCCCCCCTGTCAAGAAAGATGATTTTAAATGATCATTAATCAAGATAGGGCTCATTATTTAGCTCTTGCTGTAAATCCTTCTAAGTTTGCAGAGGTAGCTTTTGAGTTTAAGCCTGATGAATATCAAGATGGCGTGCTCAAACGACCAGATGCGGAGCAATTAATAGTGTGGTCAAGGCAGTTCGGTAAATCCGCCACCGTGGCAACTCTGTGCCTCCATACAGCCGTTTTTAACCCTGATAGTGTGGTTCTTGTAGCAGCTCAAAGAAAAGAGGTTGCACAGGAAATGATACGTAAGGCAAGAAAAGGGACAAGAATGTTGTGCGGTGGGTTTTTTCCTACTGTGAAGAAGGATAATGCAGGCAGCTTAGAGTTATCAAATGGGTCACGTATTATGGCCGTCTCAGGCAGCGAAAGTGGACCTCGTGGGTATACAGTTAACCTAGTAGTTATCGATGAGGCTTCTCGTGTACCTGAAGAGTATTACGAAGCCGTGACACCTACTCAATCGACAGTTAATAGACCTAAATTCATTGCCATGACAACACCATATGGCAGACGAGGTTGGTTTTGGGATTTATGGACTAAAAACACTGGGTGTTTTAAGCAGGTGTTGACCTACCATGATTGCCCAAGAATAAGTGCTGATTTTATAGCGAAGGAAAAAGCAAGACTGCCTGATTATATTTTCAGGCAGGAATATCTGTGTGAATTTATCGACCCTAAATCAGCAGTATTTGATTATGAAGACTTCATGGCCTGTATTAATGATAATATCGAAACAATAGGACTTAAATTTTAAAAGGAGGTCAGTATGAGTGATATTGCAAGAGTCTATTTTGCCTTTAGCTACAATAAAGAGGTATGTAAGAAGGTTTTTGGTTTCGTCAAGGCTTCTGGTTATGAAGGGCATTTGTTTTGTACGTATTAGGGAAGAGATAAATATCTAAAGGGAGGCATATCTGATGAGTAACGTATTCTATAGTACTTTTACAGCATTATGGTGGAGTGTTACATTATGGTTCTTATATTGCGTTTTAACGATGTCGTTGGCTAGCCGTTACAGCGGGATCAGCAACAAGAGAGCTATCAACAGGTGCGCTAAAGCAGCTCCTGCATTCTCATATTTAGTACCCTTTACAATGGTTTTAATCTATTTATTCACCAGCACCTAAATTTTTTTTAAAAAAGTACTTGACTCATAATATAAAGCAAGACATGTTGTAACCAGTGATTGTAGCAATAGTTGTAGCAACTATCATATGAACATTACCACAATACTTACCACAAAGGAGATAATATGAATCATTACAAAGGCTTACCAGATCCTTCAATGTTAGGTTTGGACGACTGCAACACATTGGATGAAGCGTTAGGATTTTGTTTAGCTAGAGTTACTAACATAAGACTTAGGGCGATATCGATAAGAGCTGCACAGGGTATCAAGGAAGATCCTGTCGTGTCTTCCAGCGAAGCAAGAGATCTCTTTATCTCAACCACGGCACGTTGGGTTTTAAAGCTCGAAACTGATTCTCACCTTATGAATAACTCTGATCTTGAAGAGTTCAACGATATATTAGCAAAGTCTTTAGAATCTCAAAGAAAACGGTATGTGCTTATTGGTAAACTACATGATGCAATAATGACTGTAAACGGCTCGTTACTTCCTTGCTAACGTCTTAAAAGTAGGAGTTTATATGGCAACTTTGGCTGTCGATTTTTCAGTAGGCTGTTCTGAGTGGTGTTCTTGGGGATGGATGTTTTTGAATGCCTTATGGTTTGGGTTTTTCGGTGACACTATTTGTTAAGGAGGGTATTATGACGACTGAATTCTTAGAGTTTGCAGTGAGTTGTTCATCTTGGATTTGTGATATTTTTGGAGCAATGGCTGATCTTTACGAATGGTGGATTAACTAATGTCAGAATATAAATGCGGATACCCAAGAATGAAGGTGCTTCCAGACCTAGTGGACTTCATGATCTTGTTTGAGACTGAACCTGAACAAGAGGCTGATGACACTTGTTGGTACCGCTACACGACTGAAAAAGATAAAGAAGATATTGTAGTAGAGGTTTTTTTTGATTTCTGTAATCCTTATTTTGCGATCTCAGCCAAACTCAACAAAAGGCATCTTTTTAGTTTAGAAAAAGGATCGTTAGAAGAAATAAAAATACATAATTCTAAGACAGGATCTTATCTACGTTGTCGTTTTTCAGATGGAGCGTGCTTGTATTATGAACCACGGCCATTTTATATATCGTGCTGGTAGTTAAGGAGGTGAAATGTTTAAACCTAGAAGAGTAGTAGATGTGGACAAGTCCATTCTCATGCCTAGAGTTCATGGATGATGCTGACTTGTTTTCAACGATTGAAATCAAGGATTAATAATGGATAAAAGACTATTTATAGGGTTGGATTTAGGACAGCAATACGATTTTACCGTTATAACCGCTGTCAGTTCATACAGAACGGATCATCGTGAAATAACCCATACATTAGAGTACATTCACCGATTTCCACTCAAAATGAGCTACTCAGTTATGGCAAACCAAGTGACGAGCTTCGTCACATCTTCAAGAGTCAAACTTTACAACCCTACTTTGATAGTCGACTTCACTGGGGTGGGTGCTCCGGTATATGATATGCTCGTCAAAAATGGACTCAAACCAGTTGCATTTACTATCACTGGTGGCACCCAACCTAACATCACAAATCGTCATAAAATGTCAGTTCCTAAACGTGATATGGTGGCATCTTTGCAAATAGCACTGCAAAATCGCAACATAAAAATACCATCAAATATCAACGAGCTCGAGCAACTGAAATCTGAAATTCAAAATTTCCATATAAAGATTGACAAAAGTTCGTCGACTACTTTTGGGGCATTGAGAGATAGCGTTCATGATGATATAATAATGGCTTTGTGTATGTCTATTTGGTACGCTGATTATGCATTGGTAGGGAAGCAATCACCATTTATAAAGGTAGGAAATTAAAATGACAGAAGTTAAAAAACCGGCTGTTTTCACGTCTCGAGATTTTTGGGACCCGAGTTTGAATAAGGAAAAAATATTATACGATGCTTTGGGGTTCCCTCAGAAAATAGCATATAAGGACTATCTTAGAAGATACAAGAGACAAGAGGTTGCGCATAGGATCATCAAGGCTCCAGCAACAGCTACTTGGTCTGACACTCCAGAGATTTATGACAACACCAAAACAGAAGGTCCTGAAGGAAAAGTGAATAGATCAACGTTTGAATTAGCATTTGATTTATTAGCTAACGAACTCAAATTGTTCGGTAATTTAAAGAAGTTAGACATTCTGGCATCATTAGGCAGGTTCGCTATTTTGATGCTTGGGTACAACTCTGACTCTGTGTCTGTATTGGCACCCGTCACGGCGTCAGATAAGCTTGTATATGTCAAACCTATAAGCGAAGAGCACGTGACTGTTTTGTCTTGGGATTACGATCCGACATCAGAAAGATACGGATGGCCTAAGATTTATCAGATCGAGGTGGCTACCGATTCCGAAGAGAGCAGGACTATTCAGGTTCATTGGTCAAGAGTTATCCACGTTGCAATAGATACCCTTGATGAAGAGCTTTATGGGATACCGGCAATGGAGCCTATTTATAATAGACTCATTGGGTTGGACAAGATAGCTGGGTCTGCTCCTGAAGGTTATTTGTTAGGTGCAAGAGGTGGGTTTGTATGTAAGGCGTCAGAACATTCAGCTTCTCTCACGGACGATGAAAAAAAGGCTATATCCAACGAATTGAACTTATATTTTGAACAGCAGAAAAGGACTCTTACGGTCGATGGCTTGGACATTCAAGAGCTTAAGCCTCAAGTTATTTCACCAAAAGAGCAGATTGATGTTCAGTTGAGATTAATTAGTGCTCAAACGAACATACCTGTAAGGATATTGACTGGTTCTGAAAGAGGTGAATTGGCATCATCTCAAGATGAAAGGGGTTGGCTAAAATACATAGAACAGCGAAGAAATGAGGTGGCAGAAGGGTCTATGTTGACACCATTAGTAGAGAAGCTAATCTTCAATGGAACGCTGCCAGAACCTGTTGGTGGCTTTTACTTTACATGGAAGCCGTTGCTAGTCCTTACAGACAAAGAAAAGGCCGAGATAGCTGAATTAAACATAAAGGTTCTAGATACTTATGCGTCCAATCCAACTGCTATGGCTATATATCCACCGGAGTTCTTTTTCAGAGATTTCTTTGGTAAAACGAATGAAGAGATACTAGAAATGGAACAAGCGTCTAACCTAGTGGACGATGATGCGTTTTTAGATGAGGATTTAAAGGAATACCCAGATGAAATCGAAGAGCAAAAGAATAGTAAAGAAGGAACAAAAAAAGTCGACAGACCCTAAACGTAACCAAAGGATCCTTAACAAGGCTTTTGGTAGGCTAGAGAGTTACAATTGCTGCCCAGCCCCAGCCGAAGTATTTATAGACCTATATCGTCTCAATAGCTGGGATAGTGATATCCCTAAATTTGTGCCTGATGGTCCAGAAGCGGACGATATTTTAGAATACGCAGGGTGGTACAGTAGTATCGATGAAAGGATACGTAGACACTGGGACAGTTACACTATCTATAAATACGATGATGTTGATCAAATAGAGTTTTTGCATCTGTTCTACAATAACCATTGCCCTGAGCTAACAGGAGATCCTAATCTAAACTCAGCTTGTTGGGTTTGCGAAAAACATAAAACGGTATTCAGTGAGGTTGAAGACTCGTGTCCTAGAAATTTTAAAGGTCACGTATGGGTTAACCAATGCCCTTGAAAATAAAACCAAAGAAAGAACACAAAATGAAGACAATTAAAAGATTAAGCTTGGCCGCTGTTTGTTGGGCGTTCTTATGCCCCAGCATAGCCTTTTCAGGGACTCATGGACCCTATGATATTAAGGATTCTATTCCTCTTCCCGATGGACCTATAGGCCAGTTTAAGCCAGATAGGGAAGGTCCTTACGAAGCGACTAGTTTTGGTGATGATTGTACTCAGCAGCCTAGTTCTGAGGGGGATGAAGCATGGAATGATTACAGGCCCATGGAGGCTTTATTTGAATTGCCGCAGCCACCCAAGCCGAAAGATAAAGATTCTGGCACTGCACCACCTAGCGACGACCGATGTTTCCCAGTCGGTAATTACAGACTGATGACACCAAATGAATACCTTGCCTTGGTGGATTCTTATGGTGTTTCGGTAGCTGAAAGTTTTGTAAACGTGGCCCACGACTGGGACGGATATTACGGTTATGGAGGGAATCCTCCGCCTAAATTTCAAGACCCAAGAGATGGAGTTTTTGTTGAAAATGAACCATCGGAGCCTCAGAAACCTCAACCTTATGCAGCAGTAATGCTGCCAGAAGAGTCTTGCCCGTTACCCGGACCTGAGTACGGTAAAGAGATTGGTATTGAGTTTTGCACCTTAGAGGACCAATTTGAAAGGGCTAGAAGAAATCATCAGCTAAGAGCCAGACGGCAAGAAGACAGAGAAATAAGGGATTTCGTATCTGAAAAACTTAGGGAAGAAAAAGCAATAAGAAGAATTGAGGAAGAATACGATTCTGAGTTGTAGTCTTCTTATTGATAAGGCCCATAAGCCTATTGTGGCTATTCAATGTTTTTTTAAACAACCACTTGACTTATAATAAAACATGATGTATCTTCTTATTAAATAAACAACACAAAGGAGATAGTAAATGACAAAAGACGTCACCAATGAGCCAAGAATGCACGATGAAATTAGTAAATTAAACAAAGCTATAAGCATTTCAAAAGATTTAGACACGAAGCTCAATAAATATTTTACTCATAAAGAAACAATAGAAAAGTTATCTACTGGTTATAATACACTGATGCTGAGGTTCTTATCGCGGGTAAATGACATAAGTGTTAGCAGTGTTCAAATCACTGCCAACACAGAATATCACATCATGATCGGATCTCTTTTGTCAGAAGAAAAAATGAACAGAGCTTTGCTGAAAACTCCAGACTTAGGTCGGCTAGATTACCATATTTTTAGAGAAATAAGTGATTCAATGTTTAGGTTATCTCTAAAAAATTTAAGACAGCTTAGAAAATGCTTTAAATGGGATTTTAGAAGATAAACAACACAAAGGAGATAGTAAATGGATAAACATCGAGAGGAATTAGTAACAGCAGTGGTTGAGTCAACTCAAAGACTCGATATGGCAGTCTTGGGGTATCTTAAAAATGTGTCATTATTGACAGTCTTTAAGGATTTATATTCTGATGCTTTTAACAACTTTGTAAATGCTATTGCCAACCTAGAACCAGATGACAAAGACCAAATAGTGGTGTCGGTTAATTTTGCCATATACAGTCGTATCAAGTGGGTCCTTAAGCATCGAACAGAAGTTCCTACCACTAACAAGAATAAATTCAGAGAGATATCTGAAGGTACATTGAAAATTCTGTTTGGTGAATACTTCGTGATCAAAGATAGTGCTGATATCGAGTACTTATATTGGGATGATAAAAACCAAGGCTGTGATGATAATTGTACGTGCGGTTAATAGCTAACCTGAGAGCCCTGACATCATTGCTGGGCTCTTTCAAAAGGAGATAAGGATATGAACAACTACAGTAACCTAACAGACCATGAAGTCACTTGGATAAACACCTTATTAGAGAATATACCTTCGGCATGGAATATTGACGCTGGAGAAGATGAAATGGAGGTGTATTACCATTTCTTACTATTCTTAGAAAGGCTTATGAATAGTAAGAAAAACGAAAACGACGTAATAGGAACTATTGTCGCCGACCTAGTGTCTGTTGGATGGGCTCTGGGCGAGTGTTATATTAGTTATTATTACGATGAAGAAGATCCTGAATTTACTGATGAAAACTTACAAAGCTTAACCATGCGCATGAACGAAACTTATCCAAAATTGGCTATATCAGAAATGGTTGCTATGGAAGCAAGCTGAATGAACTTACAAACACAAATAATCATAGGGTTTATATTAGCTACTGTTGGATCAATTATGTCAGATTACCTAGGCACTGTCATCACTGATCTGTATTTAAAAATAGGTAAAGCTACCAAGTATATCGGTATCTTGATAATGGCAAAGGCATTTCTAGACATAGCTAGAATGCTAGACAACGTGATTGTGTAGCTCAAAAGGAGATGCTTTACTAGTTTGTTCATTTTCGATCAATATGAACAAACTAGTAAACGATTTAAAGGAGGCTCAAATGTTTGAGATTATAGCATTGGTAACAATGACAGGTGGAGCAATGGCAGCGGTCGGTGGTGCTGCGATCATAGGTGGGTTGATAATAAGGGCTTTTGGGTAATAGAATAGGAGTGTACTGATCATGGTAAAACCAACAATTATGACCAAAACAAATGTATTCGAGGCTATTAACAAGATAGAAATTCTTATCGAAAAGTATCTTAATAAAGAGGATGGCTTTAACCTAGAAACACTCAAGCATTTTTTTAACGAATACTATGACGAGTTCATAGACCCAATACCAACTGTTATTACCTTGAAAAGTCACGTTCCAGCCCATGGGTGTCCGTCCAAAACATTCTATATGTCTGTTTTTTTTGTGCTTAAAGGGATTAGAACATTTATCAATTCATCAAGTATACTAACGGAGAGTGATGAGGTTCTTTTTAGAAAGGGTCTAGCTGCTGCTTACAAAGGCTTTATACTAACAGGGTCCATTATTGACCTAATGAAGGGAGAATTTAAGTGCAAAAACGAAGCTACAACCGACAAAAGACTAGAATGTCTTGATATAGAGACTTTATTTTGCAAAGTTAGTACATCAAAAGAACTGTAAGGAACTAGATGGCTAAACGACCCAGTGACCCAACCAGAACCATCACTTTACGTAGATATTTCGTTAATCAATTCAACGCTAGATTTAATGCTATTTCGATGCTTATTAAGATGAGCGTTATTGATAACGACTGCTTCAACTTAAAACCCTCCACCTTTTCAACAGCAGATCCTATTGGCCAGACAGGTTGGAAATCAAGGCTGATGCCCTTAAAAAGAGGTCCATATGCCTTTGAGCGCACTGCTGAGAAGATCCAGTGGTTCTTGGATTGGTTGCATCAAGAGGAAAGTAAGTCGGTCTTCGAGATCATGCACTATGCTAATTTAGGATCAGGTGTTGAGCCAATTTGGGCAAATATCTACATACGAGAGTTTTACAAGAAAGGAATTAGGTGGGGCAGAGACAATCTAAACGCCGCTGGTACTAAACCAAAGCTACCTACTGACAGCGACAGTATTCAGTTATCTATGGGCCAAACAGAGCACGTTGATAGGCTAGGTGCTATATACACTAGAACATTCACTGATCTTAAAGGAATAACGGCTACAATGGACGCTCAAATGTCCGCTGTGCTTGCTGAAGGGCTCAGAAAAGGTGATAACCCAAGGGTAATTGCCAAGTCTTTAATAAACAGAGTTGACAAAATGGCTAAGTATAGGGCAACATTAGTGGCCCGCACAGAGTCGATTAGGGCACACCACGTAGCGTCTATACAAGAATATAGAAACGCTGGAGTAACGGGTGTGGAGGTTCAAAGCGAGTGGTCCACTGCTGGAGACGACAGAGTTTGTAGAAGATGTGCTCCATTGGACTATGACAGAACCGGCAAAGTTTACCCTCTCGACGAAATTGAAGGTATAATACCGTTGCACCCTCAATGCAGATGCGCTGCCTTGCCACATATTAAAGAATTGGAGGGGATCTTTTAATGCACCACTTTTTTGACAGAAATCCGGAGGTTGATTTGACACGCGAATTAAATTTAGCACAGAAGATAACGGAAGATGTGATTATGCCTTGCATAGATTGGCTTTTGCCTTTTATAACTTTTATTTTAGTATTATTCATTTTAGGTGCTGCAGCAATCGGTCTCAAATATCTTTATAGATATTTCATGAATATTCAGGAAGAGAAAAAAGCAGACCTGAAAAAAAGAACAGAAGATTTGAACAAAGTACAAAACGATTTGGCAGGAAGATGGAAAGAATGCAATAACAAAGAGGCTGAGTTAAATCTGAGAGCTGGTGGGTACACAAACACAGTCTTTCCTGCACAACCACAGTCAAGAGTTGCACCAGCATCCCCTTCTAGACCGATCCCACCAACCAGATAATATAAGTGTGTGAGGCAAGCAACGGGTAAAAAAAGGGAATCTTTATGATTCCCTTTTTTTTTAGGTAGTTATTGGACAATCTATTAATAAAGGAACCAAATGGAGTATTCTTTTGAAGTAAGAAGTAAATTACCATCATTTAACCAAATAATCGCATTCGCAAAAGTTCAAGCGTACGGGTCTAAGTATAACAGTTCTAAGAAGCGTTACGAGCGGATTATATCCGATTCTATAGGTAAGTACCAGCAAGCCAGCATTGAGAATGCCGCGATCGAGATGTGCTGGCATGAGCGTCATAGAAGACGAGACCCAGACAATATAGCTGCAGCATGCAAATACATTATGGATGCAATGGTTACTAAAAACGTTATAAAAGATGATACTTACAGGTTTGTAAAATCAATAGCCCATACATTTGTATACGGTTCTGATTTTGATGGCGTTGTGGTTCGTTTAAGAGGTGATGAGTGTCTTTAACAGTCAATATCAAAACCAGAATGTCTAAAGACCAGCTCACAGTGGCTAAACATTTCATAGATAATGTTTGTGCTTCTACCAAAACCGACCTAGTAGCTAAGAAAATCCTCTCACAAGCTGTGGCAATGCATTCGGAAGATTCTGATTCTGAGATATCAATTTCATTCGAAGACTTCACTAGGTGTCACATATTTGTTTCTTATTGGGGAGAGAGAGTCCCCGAGACTGTAGAGTTTAGAAAACAAATAGACATGCTGAATTTTCTGAAGAAAGTCAATATCTTGGCTGGTAAAGGGCTTGGCGTAAGCAAGAAATGGCTTGACGATACAATGTACTAGTATGATAATTTATTGTTATTTAAATATTGACTTATTGTAAGAAAGGAATTAAAATGATCTGGAAATCTGCTTTAGGAGGATGGGTTGTTTCTTATGTGTTTTTGTCTTTTGGTTTAAACGATGGAATGAGTGGTTTTTTTTCTGTATTATATCTTGTTTTTGTTTGTTCATTCCCAGCTGTTTTCTACACTATGTACTACAAGCACAAGCTTGATGAACCCAAGGAAGAGCATGACATTAAAGAAAAACCTAACTTGCCGTGGGAGTAAGTTAGCAGCTTTGATTGTTGTTTTTGTGATTTTATTTTTAATAAGTGGTTGCGCTGGTCTTTACAACCCCAGAAACCCATTTATTAAGGCTATTGACACCGCTTCTGCTGCACTTTCTAACCGAAAAGAGATATTTGTAGCAGACATCGTTGGAGCTCTCACCTGCAGACTCTTATCTGAAAAAGGGTGGGGGGATAAAAGCTTGTTTAACAGGGGTCGTGTCTTGGGGTTGTTCGAAGCCACAACGATAATACAAGAGATTGCTAAAAAAAAAGGTATTGATCTAGATAAGATTGGACTAGATATCGATTTAGAAGAATTAATGAACGATTTAATTTAAGGAAATGGGCCTTGGCCTCGAATTAGGTTAATGGCCCGTTCAGTATTTTAGATTGAAGAATAGGTTGACTTTAAATATAATCTCTAAAAAGCTGGGTGTCAACAATGAATAAGCAACATAGGTTAGTCTTTGCTGTAGAGACTTCACTTCAAGCCCTTATCAACAAAGCCAACCAGTGTAAGGAATCGCCAAACTTCATAGAAGACGATTACATGGTTGGATATTATTCAGCCACTACAAACGCGATAACGACCATCTCAGATGCTTTAAAGAACAACGGTATAGACTTGGGTATTATTAAGGTAACTAAGATCATAAGATTATAATAATGGGCGATTTTTAGTCAACCCATTATTAAGTCGGTTGCGCTGCTGGGGCACTTAATGTAAGCTTCTTATTGATATTAACATCTGTAAAAGGAGGAAGAGAAAAGTGTACTTCAAAGGTTTTACTGATTACTGCATACTTCTTTTGATGTCAAGCTTTATAATCGCAAGATATGTCTTGACGAGCGCCAGCACGGGATTCTAACCCAAGATCTCTCCATTATGCCTAATGTCTTTCCGATACGTCTACCGGACTCTCATTTACAACCGACGGTCACGTGGTACTAAACTATTTAAGGGCTTTAGAAACCCATATTTATTAAGTATATTAGGAGCGAGGAAAGGTGATTATGTCTTGTCATCTGAAGTTGCACAATTTTGCATACCAAGAATCGTAACATTACTTATAAACCCGCTCCTAATAAAGGAGATAAAACAAAAGACTAACAACTAAGTAACCAATATTATGAACACAGTCTATGTAAAGACTAACCATTTGTCAAGAGAAAAATGCTTATTTATAAAATAAATATTTTTTGTATTAAAATATGTGTTATAGTGCAAGCACAACCAACTATTAAGGAGATCGAAATGATTACTATCGAAATAGAAGGGATAACTTGCGCAGGTAAAACAACAACAATTCCTGTCCTTACCAACCTGCTTGAAGAAAAAGGACTGACTGTTGTATCGGCTAAGGAACCGGGCGAAACGCTATTGGGAAGATTAGCCAGAAACTACGTTTTAGAAGTGTCACCGTCAAAACGCCATGCGTTGTCCGACATGCTTCTTTTTTTAGCTGCGAGATCTAACGTATACGAAGAAGTAATATCGTCCAATACAAGCGATGTGGCTTTGTTTGACCGGCATTATGGATCTACGTTTGTATACCAATGTTGTCTGGGAGGAGTTCCCTGTTCGTTGCTTGAAACATTATCCTCACAAATGGGTTACAAGGTGGATATGAGCTTTATATTGGATTTAGAGCCTAAAGTTGCATATGAGAGACATATCAAACGTGAAGAGATAGAGCCACGAGCAGATGGCGGTAACTATTGCAGCAAGTCTGAATTCTTAGAATACAATGAGAAAGCCAGAATGGGCTTCTGTAGATACTACACCGACAAACGCAGGTCAGACAACGCATTCATAATAAATAGCACTGAAGCTGTTGAAACGATTGCAGAAAACATAGCAGCCAAAATAGCGCCGCAGACCGACTAGATCGCCAGATCGAGTTGGGATGTAGACTCTGATAAAATATATGTTGTTTATATATTTTATTAGAGTCTAAGGGGTATATTATAAGTAAGAGTATAATATTTAGAATATAATATACTCTTATAATATATAATATAATACTAATTAAGTAATTATATATAATTACTATAATAATATATAATATAATACTAATTAAG